CACCAACCCATTCTTCATGATTTTTTACCTGTTCGCCGCCCAAGAAAAAAGCAATGCTATTTTCTGTAATAACCGGCGTAAGATAGGTTATTGAGTCAGCGTTTTTCCATACCCTGCTTTCCCAACTATTTGTATTGCATGGAGTGTTCTCAAGCGCGATATTGCGCAATCTTTTTAATGCCAACACAAAAGCATAATTGCCGTATGACGTGTTATCAAGCGGCGTTAATCTGCTCTCATTTACACAGGATATTTCTTGGACTTCATCATTACACGCGCCGCGCTTACCACGCTTAAGAAATCTATTTTTATCTATTTGCTGCATGGCGGCAACTCTCCGGCGTTCTTTGAGCAACAACTCTCTCATGCTATCACGCGTAGCAATCCCGAATGCCTTGTAATAAGCTGTTAAGTCGCAAAATTCGTCAATGCTCAATTCCCAACAGGTCGCGTAAGCATGATCATTATCTTCAGGTCGCGCATGGCGAAAACGCCTATTGGAGTAGGCATAATAAGTTTCAAAGGCGCGGCGCATATCTTGCCGCAACCTGCTCAACGTGTTTTTAAAATCTTCATCTTTGCTCTGCATTTTGGCAAGCAAAAACGCCTCTTTCTCATACTTAAAAATATCATTCATAGTTATTTTTTTTATGGTCTCCGTCATAGTCTCCGTCTCCTTTTTGGTTTATACTTTTTATTTTTTTTGTTTTATTATGCCCTGCTCAATTAAGTGAGCTGCGGTTCTGCCAAACCAACCCTGCAGCTGCCATGCCATACCAGTATCAACCAAATACTGCCATGCTTCGATTTGTTCTTCCCTGCTTGCACCTTCACCTTCACAAAAACCCTCTGCTATGGCGGTAGCGAGATATGGTGTCATTATTACCTTTTTGCTTTCTATATTTTTTTTCATTTTAACCCTGCTTTCTGCGCCGGATATGCACCGGCGCGCTTTTTGTTTTTAATTTGGCAATGCAACTCGTCAATCCTTCAGGTCATCTTTTACTTCATAAATAACATAGACGATCAAGCCGCAAATAACCGCAACCGCTGCAAAGTACACTACGCAATAAAAAATTGTCATCATATCCATTTATTTTTTCTCCCTTCTATTCAGGGTTAATATCAACCACTTCGCCAAAGGGCATTTCACGCGTCTCGCCGTATAATGCCCACAATACTGGATAATCCGGCTCAGCCGGAAAATCGTCGCAATATCCGTCAGTTAGATAGATTAAACAAGCCGGCTCAATATCCAATTCTTTAACCATGTTGAAAGCCGGTCTATAATCTGTGCCGCCATATCCTTTAGGTTTCAATGTTATTGGTAAATCCTGAGACTCATACGCCATATCGTAATATGCTTTCGTATCGCAATAAATAACATGTACAACTGTGTTGTACTCTGTTAATACGCTATTGAGCTTAGCGGCAAAATAATTCAGTTGCTGATCGCTCACGCTGCCCGACGTGTCCAGTACCATAACAATATCAGGAATGTTATCGCCGCGTAATTTCGGCGCGTACAGATCGTGGATAATCAAATTGCGATTAGGTCGCGCCCAGTCATAATCTGAAGATATTGTTTTTTGAATGAAATCTCTTAACACGTCCTCAATATCGCGCTTTACAATATGCGCGGCTTCTATCATTCGCGCCAAATCGCCGGATAGTTTACCGGCGGTTTGCGCTGCCTGTAATGCTTTTTGCGTCTCAATTTTCCACTTGGTTTCCAACTGTTCGCGCTCAGGTTCGCTGATCGGTTTGCCGGTACCAGTCTCCGGCTGCCGCACTTCGCCGGTAACGTCGCTATTATCTTTTGCGTCCTGATCGTCCGGCAGTAATCTGTAAACTTTTTCAAGAGTCATGTCCGGCGCGGAAAACTTTTCATCATACAAGCCGCCTTCGGGCATATCCATTCCGGCGCGTTTCAATATTCCATTAATAACGTAATCGGCGGCAATATTAGCTTTCTTGTGGTTCATGCCGCGAATGCGCAAAGGGTGCAAAAACACACAATGTAAAACTTCATGGCATACCAAGAATTCGATTTTCGGCAATGACAAGGTATCAATCCAAGTTGGATTATATCCCAAAACTTTGCCGTCAGTATAAGCCGTAGGCGCGCCGGTATCTTCTTTTAATTGCAAACCAAGAGACGCGCTGCCGAAAAATACTTGGTTCATGATAAGCCGCGCTCTTGCCTGTTTGATTTTGTCTAATGCTGTCATATTCATATTTTACCCCTAAATAATTCCGGCGGCGGCTAATTTTGCGGTAATATCCGCGCCGGTCTCTTTGGTTTCGGTTTTGGTTTTTTCCGGCTCAGCAATCTCGTGTTTTTCTTCCGGTTCGGTCTCGATCTGTACCACACCGCGATTATTTAGTCGCGCCAAAATCTCGTCGGCTTTTTTAACCGCGTCGGCGCGTTTGGCTTTATCCTGTCTTAATTCGTCGGGTATTAAACCGGCTAAATCTTTTTTGAGTACGTCGGCTAAATCGTTAAGGTCGGTGTCATTAGTGATATTAAGTTTCGGCAACAGGTCGGCTAATTCGCCAATATTCCCAATAATGGTATCGCGGAAAATTTTCTGTTTGTCTCCTGTGTCGCTCATGCGTTCTTTGAGCGCGCTAATTGTTTTGTATGCTCTTTGCCAAAGGTCAGCCATAGCAGTTTCAATAGATTTTGCTGCTTTTTCTTCAATATCCGCTTGAATATCTTTGAGCGTATCAGCGTCGAGCATTACCTTGAAATTATCACCCACCGGCAATGGCGCGAATTCTACGCTCATTTTATATTTGCGCTGAAGGTCATCAACATTAGGATATTCGCTCGGATTAAATAATTTTCCGAGTGCAGTATACTCTTGTTTTTGTTCTTCAACGTAACCGCTATAATTAGCGATTAATTCATTAACAGCATTTTCAAACCGCGTTTTTAATTTGCTAATCTCAGCCATGTACTCAGGGAAAACAGCAGTAGTCAAGATTGCCGCGCCGGCGTTATCGTATGGCAGAGTGTGCTTGTAATGATACGTTCTCGTGTCATGTACTGTTTGAGTTATTTCGTTTAAATGTTTTTTCGCTATTATACTCTTGGACGTTTTTAATTGGTCATGAGCCGCGTTAAACATATCAGCAACCGCGTCGCTCGCCTTTTTGTCAAATTTTCTCGCCGTCCATTGCGAGATACTCAAATTTACCAACATAACCTTATCTTGTATATTCATTGATTTATCTCCCTTCATTTTTTTATTAGTCTAATAAATAAGTTGCGTATTTCTCTGCCCACTTTGCCATGTTTGCATTTTGTGATAATTTCTTATCACGCTGTATCATTGAGAAAACTAGGAAAGTAGAAAATTCGGCTTCTAAGCGCATGGCGATTTTGTAGATCGCATCAATGTTGCTCTTGTTCGCCATGCCGGATAATGCCGCGGCTAGTGCATAGAGTATACTTTCCTCACGCGGTAGGGGTTCATTCTCAGGGTTTTTGATATAGATCTCAGGATTAGGCATTGAGCGGTATCTATCCAAAAATGCCACGTATTCCGTCGCGGTTTTCGCGCCGCAACAGCCTTGAAAAACTTCAAATTCTAATGCTTTCGGCAATCCGGCATTCTGCATTTTGCCCATGCGCGCAAATCCGCGCGGATTGCTGCTATTTGATATTTCACTTGTGGGAGTGAAGTCAAAAAGTAAATTTTCGCGCAATTTACTGAAAGCAATTAGCTCAACTGGCATGCCTTTGGAATTCGCCCAAAGCCGCCAATCGTCTCCGTTAACGTCAAAAGGTACAATACAGCACCGGCTTTTCAGCGGCTCAATAATGCCTGATACTCCGGCTTTGTCTCCGCGCCTGTTAGTACACAAAACAAACCGGCAATGGTCGCTTATTGCATGACCATTGATACTGCGCTGCTGTACCACTTGCATGATCGCAGCCTGCACGCTCGGCAATGATTGCCCTACGTCATCAATAATAACGACAAGCGGCTTATCGGCATTGATCATATTTAACAGGTTTCCATAAGGCAAAAATGCCGCGCTTGCCTTATCTGCTGCCGGAAAGCCCAAGCCCTTCCAGTCTGCCGGATCGTCGCATACAGGGTGAAGTATCATGTACGCGCCGCCATGTTTCTCACAATACTCAATAGCGGTTTGCTCAGTAACTTCAGTCTTACCAACTGCCGGCGCGCCTGTGATAAGCAGATTTACATTCTCATCAAGGCAAATTGTAATTACTTGTTTTAATTGTTTTGGTCTCATTTTGTCTCCTTTTTTTTGGTTTTTTATCTTTTACTTAGCACGTTATAACCTATAACACAAGAGAAAAGCGCACTATAACGTATAATAATTTACTGGCATGTTATCAGGCAAATTCGCCGCGCTCGGTCTATTCCCTCATAGTATAAGCAACTAATAGAGTACCTATGCTTATCAGGTAGTTATCGCTCAGGGTACGTGATTGGTACGCTCTTGATATGTAAGGACATTATACCCTTCATCTATTAATACATTAATAAATACTATTAGCCTGTGCCCTGATCTGCCCGCTAAAAATTTGCGGGTGCGTATGCTCATCATCATCATGCGCTGCCGCGCCTGCCCTGCCTGCGTACGCTCAGCAATTAGGCAAGGCATTGTGCCGCCCATAAAAAGAATGCTTATTTGCCGAGGGGGTGGAGACCTGATTTTCGTTTAGGGGGCAAGGCAGCTATACTTTATACCACCCCTAACGCATAACTATTGCCCCCCAGAAAAAAAATAAGAAATTAAGGAATATATATTGACAGGCTGACAACTAACAAAAGCTTACATAAACCTTACATGCTCCTTACGGACCTTACATCTGCTTACATAAAAAGACAAACGACTTGACTTTTCTCCTGTTATGTGGCTAATGGGAGCCATGAATACTGTTGAGAAGATTAAGATATTGGCGTCGAGGGTGGAGATAGTGATTTATGGACACAGGTGTGTCATCCACTTCTTGCCAGGTTGGGTCCGCCAGAGGCTTGTCCGCCGGTGGGGGAAGAGAGCCAGGAGGAAGAAATGAAAGAGGGGCGCAAGCAGAAGGATGCGATTATTTTAGACGGGTTTAACTTTGATAAGCTCCTCGGGATGAAGAAGGGCGAATTGAAGGAGGCAGGGAAACAGGCCAGGAAGGAAAAGAAACTGGCCAAGAGGGCCCAGGAGGCGGCAAAAAAGGAGGCTCTTGTTGAGACCCCGGCGGAGACCCCGAGCAAAGAGGAGCTGGAGAAGTTTGTCGCGGGATTAGAGGGGGAAGATGACGAGAAGTCAGCCTACCAGATGTTACAGGATATGAGGTGGGTATACCGGAAGGTGGCGGGGCGGAAAAAGCTCCATAACCTGATGAAAGAGGATGATAAGCAGTTCCTGTTTATGGTTAAGGAACTGATGAAGATTGAGGCGCAGCTGTTGTCGGCGCAGATCAGGTCGAAAGAGGACCCGCAGGGGCAGCAGCAGCAGACGGTATTTGTTGTATTGAAGGGGCTCGAGGAGCCGCCGGTGGTTGTGGCGGGTGACGGCGCGATAGACCTGAAACAGGTTTCCGCGGCGCTGACCCCGGAAGGCAAGGAGTACGATTCTTGATTAACGCGTTAATGCCCGGGTATTGATATGTCGTATCAGGTATTATATGATTACTCAGATGTCCCGACGCTCAAGAAGTTCGCTCTTGACGACAGCCGGGTCCGTTGTATCATGGGGCCGTTCGGTTCGGGAAAATCGAGCGCCTGCGTTATGGAGATTATCAGGAAGGCTCATGAACAGGTACCGGGGCCTGACGGCATACGCCGGTCGCGCTGGGCGGTCATACGTAATACTTATTCCCAATTAAAAGACACAACAATCAGAACATTCCATGACTGGTACCCTCCGAAGCTTTTCGGGGAATACCGCGTCACGGATCACATGTACATAATCACAAAGTTTCCGAATGTCCACCTTGAGGTTCTCTTCAGGGCGCTGGATAGGCCGGATCAGGTATCAAACCTTTTGTCCCTTGAAGTCACGGGGGCGTGGTTCAACGAAGTCAGGGAAATCCCAAAAACAATCATTGAGGCAATGGATGCCCGTATCGGGCGGTTCCCGTCGAAGAGGGATGGAGGGCCGTCATGGTATGGAATGCTGATGGACACGAACCCCCCGGATGAGGACAGTTATATTTATAAGATGTTCGAGAAGGTGCGCCCCGAGGGGTGGAAGATATTCAAACAGCCGAGCGGGTTGGCGTCGCACGCCGAAAACACAAAACATCTTCCCAAAAAATATTATGTTAATCTTGCGAAAGGCAAGGATGAAATGTATGTCCGGGTTTATATCCACGGGCAGTACGGCTTTATTATATCGGGCAAACCAGTTTTCTCTTCATTTGTGGACAACGTGCACGTCGCTCCTCACAACCTTGAGCCCCAGCCAGGGCTGGATGTCATTGTCGGATTCGACTTTGGCCTCCAGCCCGCGTGCGCCATTGGGCAGATTACGCCGCTGGGACAGCTCCGGATTATCGACGAGCTCGTGTCGGACGGGATGGGATTACGTCAGTTTTGCGAGAACCAGCTGTTGCCTCTTTTGCGGAGAAAATATTTTGGTATGAACGTCATGGGGTTTGGGGACCCGTCAGGTACGTCCCGGGCGCCAACGGATGAATCGACATGTTTCGAGGTTCTTCACTCGAGGGAGATAGGGCTTTCCAATATAGAGCCCGCCCCGACGAACGCGATAATGCCGCGCATTGCGTCTGTGGAGATGTTTCTGAATAAGATGTACGCGGGAGACCCGGGCTTTATTCTGTCACCCAGCTGTCATTTTCTGAGGAAGGCGATGAACGGCGGATACCACTACGAGAAACAGCCGAAAAGTTTAGGCGAGGAATACAAGCCGATGCCGGTGAAAAATTTCTCGTCGCATATCTCGGATGCCCTGCAGATGCTCTGTATGTATATTGCCGAAAGGGATATAAACAAACAGAGGTGGGCGAAGTTTTCATCACAGATCAAACCGAACCCGTATAGGCCGGTTGATGGCCTTGTTGGTTACTAAAGGAGATAAGTATGGACCAGATAAGAGAAGAATTCAGTAAAAGAAACAGCGAAGTCATGAGCGCTTTTGGGTGGAGATTGAAGAATCAGTTTGCGGTGAACGAATCACACCGGCGCCCCAAAGAGCTTGAATGGCTTGAATCATTGCGTCAATATAAGGGCCTGTACGACCCCGATGTAAAAATACAGACGGGGAATTCGCGTGTTTATCCGAAGCTTACCAGATCAAAAGTAAACATCGTTTTATCACGCCTGCACGAGATGCTGTTTCCGGACACGGATAAAAACTGGGAAATTACTCCAACTCCTGAGCCGGCAATATCCAAGGCAAAGGTTTTAGAAATAGCCCAGACATTGACCCAGGTTGATGAAGAAACCGGGGAGATGATACCCCCGAATGAGGAAGAGCTGGCCAACGGTATCCGTGAATATGCGAAGAAAACGGCGGAGCGTATGGAACGGGTTATGGACGACCAGTTCCTGGAGATGGACTATGCGGAAGAAACAAAGAAGGTTCTCCGCTCGGGCCTGATGTATGGGACCGGGGTAATGAAGGGCGTATTAATAAATTCACACAAGAAGCATCATTGGGTCTCTGTCCAGGGAGGAGATTACGCCGAGGATACCGTTGAAGAAGAGTCCCCGTTTTATCAGTCTATCCGGCTGTGGGACTGGTACCCGGACATGACTGTGACTGAAGCCTCGAAGGCCGAAGGATTTTACGAACGTCATATTATGACAAAGCATGACCTGCGTGAGCTGGCGAAAAGGACTGATTTCTTTGGGGATGTTATTCTTGACTTTTTAAAGGAACAGCCGAACGGCAATTATGTTGCTAAACCATGGGAAGTCGATTTACAGGTTATTGAAGTAGAGAGCGGCTCGGGAAAAAATACTGCAACCGTCTCCGGGGCGGTAGCTGCTGATGAAAAATCCCGCTCCACAAACCGGCAGCTGGGAAAAAAATATGAAGTGCTTGAGTATTGGGGCTATGTTGACGGGTCTGATCTTGAAGGGTGCGGCATCGAAATCCCCGACGTAGCGCTGGAATATTCCGCGAATGTCTGGGTGCTTGGTAACGTTGTAATTAAGGCGGCCCTGTATGATGGGGCGCTGGATATATATAAAATATTTTATTACGAAAAAGATGAGACATCGATTTTTGGGGAAGGGCTCGCGAGGGTCATGAGACATTCTCAATTGGCGGTTTCCGCCGGCGCGAGAATGGTTCTCGACAACGGCGCTGTTGTGGCCGGCCCGCAGGTTGAAGTCAATCTGTCCCTTTGCTCTCCGGACACTGACGTGAACAGTTTTTATGCGAGGAAGATCTGGTACCGTGAAGGAAAGGGCGTTGAGGCCCAATATCCGGCTGTACGCGGGCTCGAATTTAACTCCCACATACCTGAACTTATTAATATAATTGAGCTTTTTAAATCATTTGGCGATGAGGAAACCACATTGCCTACATGGCTTATCGGGCAGATGACGAATAATGAGACCGCCCAGGCCACTTCTGGCCGGATGAGTATGATAACGGTTTCAATCAAAGATGTTGTTAAGAACTTTGACGCATTCACCGAAAAAATAATCAATGACCTATATGCGTGGAATATGGACTTCAATCCGCGTACTGATATAAAAGGCGATTTTAAGTGTAATCCGCGCGGCGTCGCCTCACTCGTCATGAAAGAAATCCGGATGCAGGCGCTGAACCAGATGTCCCAGACGTTAAGCGAAGAAGACTGGCTGTATATTCCGCGCAGAGAGTTCCTTGCTGAGAAAATCAAGGCGCACGATATTAGGCTTACATTGCGGTCGGAAGAAGAAGTTGATTTACTCCGTAAACAGCAGTCTGAGTCCCTCGAAATGCAGCTGGCCATTGAGAAGGAAAAGGCTGAAATCGCTTACAAGAAGGCCCAGACCGTGGCCCAACTTACAAAAGCCAAAGAAAAGAACGTGGAAGCGGAGAGGGCCGCGCAGGAGCCGATTGAAGGAGCTCCTCCGTCCGAAGATCCGGCGCTAAAACGGGCTGAAGTCGAGTCAAAAATACGGCGTGATGACGAGAAGCATGCCCTATCACTTGATCAGCAGCGGGCCAAGGGGGATATTGACGTGGCGAAGGGTATCCAGGATATGGATTTAAAAGAAAGGCAGACCGAGGCCAACATAGCAGCTAAACGCCGGCCTAAAAAGGCGGTGCCGAAATGACACAAAAAGAAAAAGCGGCTGCGGTAACAGATTTCACGAATATTAAATATGAGGCTGCCGGGGTAAAAGTTCTGGCGCTTCTTAACGTGTTATTAGAAGAAACACGTGCCGAAAATGACACGGCGCAGTATGAACAGGTGATGAGAAATCAGGGGAAGATAGATCTACTTAATCAATTAATTCGGTATCTTACACATGAGCGACCAGAGCCAGCAAAGTAAAAATAAAAATTGTGTTGACAAAGACACATCTTTTATGCTACCAAGTAGCCAAATATACGGTGATATTAAT